ACCAAAAGTTATTTGCAACATTCGATTTTGTGTATTGCCTGTGTTGTAGTTAAGACAATAGTTTTCACAACCATAGTCGCCATTGTAAACAGTGTCTATTGAATATGTCGCATTAGAGTAATTTGTTACACTAAAGTTTGAATTAGTAAAACCTGTAGAATCAAAATTTTCTGTTTCAGTTTGCTCTGCACCTATAGCAATAGGCATAGGATAAATAAGTAATAGAACAATTAATAAACGAGCTAAGGTATTGAATTTGCGAAGCACTCTCTCATCACTTCCTACCTCTTCCTACCATCATTTTTTTTTGCCGCCATCGTACCAAATAGCATGACCTTTTTCTATCATTTCTTCATTTATATTGACTTCGTCAACAAATAACTCACCTAATATACGACCATACTTACCTGATCCGTGTGATTTCATTTCTACTGCTTTAAATTCTAATCTATCAATAAGCCACTGTTTTGCAGCAAGCCCTCTTGCTTTCTCTTCCAGATCTCTTGTTCGTGATTCTGGAGCATCAATACCCATGAGTCGTACACGACATTTATGCCACACATTAAAACCCAAATCAATTCTGACATCTACAGTGTCCCCATCTACTATTCTTAACACTTCTACTTTATAATAATACATAATACTCCTCTACGATGACAAAGGGGGCTTTTGCCCCCAAAGTCTTTGCGCACCTGATCCTCTTTTTGAGGATCAAATTCTAACCTTTCGGAAAGTTTGACATAAATTTAAAAGGCGATTCTTCAACTACATTTTGTAAAGCTGAGAAAAACGCTGCACCAGCAGCTACCAAAGCACCCTCTAGTACGGACATTTCGAGCCAGCCTGATTGCGCAGCAACTATTACTCCAACTCCTGCTTGCATGCCAGTTCTTAACGCCCTTATCAAAGACACTTTAAAAGCGTCTGTTAGTTCCCAATTCATATATTCTCCTACTGTTTAGCGAAAGTTATTTTCCAAGTTTCAGGTCCTAAGACACCATCTTGGGTTAGTCCAAATTCTTTTTGGAGTTCCATAACTTTCAATCTAGATCCATTTCCAAACCATCCATCAGCAGTTAATCCTGCGGCTTTTTGCCACTCTTTTAACTCATCTGATTTCATCATTGGAACTTGAACTTTAAAATGTATATTTGGCCACTTAGGAAAATCTTTAGAAAAATCATAGATCTCTGTTTCTTTTTTTCCGATGTCGGCAACATCTTTTGCTGGACTTTCAGAATAAACTGGTTCTCTCCCAGACACAGCAATATATTCGTTGTCACCACAGTCGTCAAAATCTACATATTTTACAAAAACTTCTTCACCAGATAAAATAGCATCTCGCACTTTCGGATATACAAATTTATACGCAGAAACGCTTGATCCAACCCAGCCATCTGGTTTTACTAGGTTACTTTCTTGATTTTGGCCAAAAATGAGACAGCCGCTAGTCGACTCGTCAGAATTTCCAGTATGCCATAATATCCACTCGAAATTAGGGACATTATTGACATAGATCATGCCACGATGCCAGTCGCCATACTTATTTTTGTACCTTGAATGAAACCCTCCTTCTGTGCGAAGTGTTAATTTATACATGCCAGCAGGGATTCTAGTTTCGTGTTTTACTTTTTTTGATCTATATTCATCTTCAATGGTATAGCAAAGAAATTTTCTTTTGTTATCAGTAATATCAAACAAGATACCACTTGTTGAATCTTCTTGTGAACTTATTCTTAGGACTTCTAAAATCATATCAAGACCATTTTAGATGAGCTAAAACTTGTTTCAGGTATTTAACAATTGTACGGAAAGAATTTTAAATCATCCCAAAAATACATCTTATTTTCTGATGATACAGTAAAACCTACCTGTGCTGGTGGAGACCAGTCACCAGATATATCTTTAAACCACTCGGATCCACCATCAACCGATGGAGCTTGCATAAACCATCTACCACGATTAGATATACAAAAATAATGATGAAAATGACCAGATAAGATTAGATCTGCGTCCCCAATAGGCTCTCTGCCCATACATTGACCTGCAAACCATCTAATACCTTTATCAAAAGCATATTTACCTGATTTTAAAGAAACTCCAGATCTAAATTGGTGACCATGAACCATCCCAACAATTTTACCTGATACTTCTACAGTTGCAGATAATTCGCTCTCAGGGATCTGAAACTTAACATGTCCAAATGCTTTTTTATTTTGAGCTAAGATCTCCTGAACCTGCTCTACTATTGCGACATCGTGATTATCAGCAAAATCCGTATAAGATTTTCCGTTGTTTCGGTTCTCACCATGATTTCCAGCAATTGCCGAGATTACGACATTGTCAAATAATGGAGCCCATTCAGTTACAGCTTTAACCATAATTCTACGAGCTACCTTAACTTGATCACGAAGATTGAGCTGAACACCATAGGTTTGTGTGTCATAGTGGCCATTACAATTTTCTATAATATCACCTAAAGCAATAATGTGTAAGTTTTTTAGTTTCCTACCATTTTTTCTTAATTTTAAAATATAATCTTTAAAATCTGGGATCATCTGATTGAGGCGATCTACAATTGCAGCAGTTCCGTCCCCATCAGGTTTTCCCAGTTGCCAGTCAGACCACGCAATAACTACACTATCATTTTTATCAACTTTAGGAAGTTTAGGCTTTTTAGCTTTTTTGACTTCAGCTAATAATTTGTCATAATCTGGATCATTAGGGTTTCTTGGTTTCTTGGATACTATTTTTGCTTTGTAGTAAAAAAGTCGTGTCCCACCATCGACCATAGAGTCCCAACTTCTAACCTCTACTGGCTCTATTACATCATATAATTTAGGATCTAGCTCTAGTTCCTTTAATACATGAGAAAAGTCAGTGATGTTTCCATCTTTTTGTGGTTTAGAAGTTATTTCACCTTCATTACCTTTTAACTTATAACCAGGATCATAACCTTTTAAATTTTCGTTATTTTTTCTTTTTGCATTGTTAAAATCACTATTATTCTTGTTGTAATCTTCAAGACTTGACATAGCGTTCCATTGTATTCCTAAGTTGTGTTCTTATAGTATCTACCATAAGAGGACAATTCTGATCTTCTACAAGCCAGATAGCAGCTTTTCTTGCTGATATTCCACTCTTGATACCCTCACAGGCTTCAATCCATGCAGCCCTGTTAGCTTCAGATTGTTCACGCCACGGAATAGGTCCAGATTTTTCTTTTGATTTATCTGCAAATTCCTCTAGCGAAGTCATTATTCTTCTTCGTTATTTGTAGCGTCTGGTACATTTTCACCAGAAACTTGTGCTAAAACTTGTTGTAAATTAGTACTACGAACTTTAAGTTCAGAGTTTCTTAATTCAAGATTAGCTATTTTTTCGGCTGTATCTGCCAACATTTGCCTGAATGTTTTATTTTCAGCTTGCAAAGTATTAACTAATTCAGCAATTTGTTCTGGAGTTAGTTGTTCTCCTGCCATCACAATCCTTTCACTAATAGTATCAGTAATTACAACATCATTATATACATAAAATGTCTGAGATTGAAGTTTTAGGAGTCTTTATTTTCCTCTTGATGTTCATTGATCTGGTAATGATTTGGCACTATTTGATCATCACCCATTATAGATTTAGGTGACCTACTGGTAACTTGGCTTTTTTTAAGCAGTTCCCACTCTAGATTATAGTTATTTACCATATTGTTATTCTACTATAAAAATGCACTCGCCTGGGCATTCTTCAGCTGCTTCACGGACAAGATCTTCCTGACCTACAGGAACTCTTGCTAAACCCTCTTCACCCTGTGGGTTACTATGTATTAAGCTAAATATTTGTAGTTCTCCAAAATTACCGACAATTTCTTGTACATACGCTAAACCATCGTTTTGCATAACAAACACATCTGGAGCTATTTCTGCACAAAGTCCATCACCAGTACAGAGATCTTGATCAATCCATACTTTCATAGTTATATGATAACTTATTTTTTATTTCTTCTAGTTATATCCCTATAGCCACCAGTAAATTTAGATCTAAGCCTAAAGCTCTCGTTATTAATAGTCTTATGATCATCTTCACTAAAAGTTGTAACATCTAACCCTATTTTTTCTCTTTTAAAAGGAATTGCATGTAAGAAAGGCATTCCTCTTTTTAAAAGAATATCACCCTCTGAGTGCCATATACTTGGAAAGTTAACTTGATGAAAGCTGTCAGTTTCAACAATACCTGGTAACACAGTAAAGTTATCATTTTTGTGGAGTAGTGGTGGAATAAATAGTGTACTCCAACCAGGTGGTGTAAAAAAGAACCAAGGACTTGTAAATTTAACAGCTCGTTTATAATCTTTTTCATCAAAAGGATAAGTAGGAAGTTGTTCAAAGTCATGAAACTCTATATGACTACTGTTTGTATTTATAGAATTAGATTCAAAATGAAAACTATCACCATGTCTTTGTACTAATAAGTCATACCACATTGGGATAATGTATCCTTGTGTAAAGTAATCAACTACAGCAGGGCATTTTTTAACTGTATGAGAATTGTAATCCTTAAGCATATCACCCATCTTAGGAAAGGGTTGTGCATGTAGCACTGCTAGATCTAAGTTTAACTTTTGAAACCATTCAGGTATCATCTGACTAGCTGGTACTGGTGGTGCTATCTCTACTAACGGCTCGTCTATTGTAGCAAATCGCATTGTTTTAGTTTTAACCCATTTCATAACTTTTTCTCAAAAAACCAATGATCTGGTTCTGCAAAATGCAGAAATAACATGCCTACTCTATTCCAACTTGGAACTGGAAAATCTTCTCGCCAGTGATCTTGTTCCTCACCATAAAAAGCTAGTGCCTCATTTTCTTCTAAATTATATTCTTGATCTTCTACTATTAACGGCCATTGTACATTTTGATACAAACACACATCAAGAGTATAAGTACATGCGTTTGTGTCTTTGTGTTTGTGTAATTTAGCATCTTCACCCTCATAGTGAACAATAAGACCATAAGTAAATTTTAAAGTATCAGATCCAAATATTTCTTTAGCTTTATCTAATACTTCATCTGCATAATTTTTTATACTTGAATTTTGTTCACTTGATTCTTCAAACCTACCAAATCCTTCAAAGTATTCAAAGTTCTTATAATTATTGTTTAGATAAGATTTTAAATGATTGAAAGATTGATGGTTTAATAGATCCTTAACAAGTTTTACTTCTTTAGCCATTTTTTCCTCGGCAGTAGTTTTTTAGGTCTTCTAGCTAAAGCGTCAGGATATAAAGTATTAGTTTCTCTTCTATTTACTGCTGATCCAACGATCATATTCCATCTTTCACTAAATGTTTCATTCCAGTCAACCCATTCAACTTTTACAGGCTTAGAGAAAAGTATATTAAACATTACTGTGTCATGATTCAACTCTAGTGTATCTTGTTTTGGATCAGTCCACTCAAATGCCCAAGATAAACCCCTAGACCAAGAATATATAGGCATAAACCCACCAATCAGAGATATAGGTAAATTCTTTCCTGAGTTTCTATCACTAGGTACAATATCTAGCCACACTTCTGGATCATCTGTAAAAAACATAAAAGGCATAGTTATTTGCATAACAGGTTGCTCTGGGTTAGCCCATGCTTCCTTTTCTTCCATAATAATGTCTCTAAAAGGTCCATGATGTTTTACTGCACCATGATAATTAGCTTGCATAGAATAACCACCAAAGCGATCTACTTCATCAGCAAATTGATTTTGTGTTAAAGATACTTTTACATGACTGTAGGGAAAATACATTTCATACAATCTATTTCTTAAAAACTGTGTTGAGACACAGCCATTTGGTGCTTTTACAAACTTTCTAGGCGCACCATAATTGATAATAGGTATACTGCTTTCCTCTTCGTGTTCCTTACCTACTGTATTTGCTAATGGTTTTGGTATAGTGAAAGCTACTCTTGGTAAGTTTCTGTTAGTCTCTCTTATTGGCTGACTCCATAAAGATCCGATGTCAGGTATTTTTATTGGACACTTACTCATCTAATATTCCTTCCTTAGTCCATTGTTTTTTATTCTTTTGTGTGAGCCAACGATACCACCCATTTTGCCTAGTTCTTTCGGCAGCCCTACTTTTATCATAATACTCTTTGTCTTGATCATCCATTTCTGCGACTTCTAATTTGTTTAAAGTTTCTCTTTTGAATGGGATTATTTGTATTAGTGGCATACCTTGTCTAAATGTTCTTTCACCCTGACCATGATATAAAAATGGAATATTCATTTGATGATAAGAGTCTGTTTCAACAATACTAGGAAATATTTCTATGTCTATATTTCTGTGATACCACGGATCCATAACCATTATTGACCAACCAGGTGGAGTAATTATATCCCAGGGGTTCTCAAACTTTAAAGCTGTATGAAAGCTGTGATCGTGTAACGGCATTTTACCTATAGATCTTGCATCGTGAAATGATATTGTATTTTCAAATGCGTGCTTGTTATACCAATTCAAACCAGAATCTCTATCATGTGATATTTTAAGATCTAACCAAAGTGGTATGATGTAGCCCTCGTGCATGATATCTTTTACTGTAGGACATTTTTTTAAACTATTATCTTTGTAAGGTACAGTATTCCAACTTTCGTCATGACCTTCACCATGATTTCCGTCTCTCATCTCAGACCACTCACGCTTTAGGTTCTTATACCAAGCAGGTATAAATTCTTTAGCTGGTCTAGGTGGTGCAAGATCTATATATTCTGATTTTTGTGTTAGAAATTTTATAGTATCAAATTCTACTTTGTGTTGTTTAGTTTCTAAAAATCTGTTGTACTTTTTCCCCATCACTTACCTTTCATTCCAACAATAATGTTGCTGTCATCACAGCTCTTAAGTTTTCTTCATTTTCGTCAACATCAACAGTATTAAATGATATTGTGTCACCAGTTTCCCAGTGAATTATCTTAATAGATGTAAAATTGTCTCTTAAATACTGTATTGCAGTGTTAATGCTACTAATTTGATCAGGTTTCCATTCAATGACAACTTTTATACCAGAATTATCACCTATTAGTGTTTCAGCGCCTTTTAGGACATCTACTTCTTTACCATTAGCACTTACGACTAGAAGATCACAATTTGCTAAAAGTAAGCTATCAATAGTTATAATATCTGTTTCTTGTGTGCTGTCACCGAAGATCATATCTAAAATGCCACCAGATTTATTATCATCGAAAAAATACATAGTGCCTGTACCATTTGTGTCAGAGCAGGCTTTTTCTATATTTGTTTCGTCAGAAAAGTTTTGATCTAGTATTGCAAAACGATCTGCATTAGGTTCAATGTTTGTAGTGCTTACGCCAGCAGACTCTAATATCCCTGTAGCTACACCACAACCAGCACCTACAATACAAGCATCTGTAAAATCGCTTGCATTATCTACTAAGTAAAACTCTAATGACGGATTAATGTGATCTAGATCGCCCACTTTACCATATTCAGATTTATCATTTTCATCTATATTTATAGTGATACCATTTCTAAATGTTTGTGATTGTGTCATAGCTACATCTTACTACATTAAATCTATTTTTACATTTTGTGGTAAATACATAGGCGGCAACCCATCAAAATCAATAGTGTGTCCTAACCATGTAACAATTGCATACTTACTGCCTTTTATGACAGGCATTGCTTTGTGTGAGTAAGCCCAATTACTTGGAAACAGTACTAAAGCTGGTTTATCTGGTTTTACCATTTCATCAAAGTGTGTAAAGTATGTACCACCACCCTCGTAATCACTAGGATTTAAAAGTATTAAAGCTGATAGATGACGAGGATTATGTGGTGCATAGTCACAGTGAGCTTTATACTCTTGACCACCTTGATACCTCAACAATGTATACCCCTCATCAAAATGTATACTTATTTCATACTTTTCACAGTAATTGTTTACATACTCTAATAATTTATTAGAAAGCAGTTCATTAATATTTTTAAGATTTTTTATGTAGTCTTCTTTATTATTTTTAACAGCTTCCCTTATGATCCTTGCTTCGCCTGGTTCATTTGCATATTTGCTTATGGGAAACAATTGATTAGTTCTTATGTTTCCACCTTTATGACCTTTACCAATACCAGCATTTTCAAAACCAAGTTTAAAGTCTTTATCTTGATCTATTTCCTCAATAGCATCTATAATCTTTTGTGCTTGATCTTGCGACAAAAAGTCTTCATAAACTTCCACACAACCCATCGATAGTTTCATATAATCTGTCTCCTTGTTAGTTCTTCAGGTGGTACACCATCTAAAAATGAATCTAAATCAAAACCACTAGAACAGGCTACAAGAAAAGCTGACTTTCTGCCATTTAATAAAGGAGTTGTTGCATGTGAGTAAACAAAAGCACTCGGCATAATGACTAAACTACCTGCTGGTGGTTTATAAGGATCGTGTTCAAAGTACTCAAAATCTAAAGCGCCACCTTGATGTTTGTCAGTCAAATAAGTTAAAGCTGTAATTCTTCTTAAAAATGGTGCGTTCCAGAACCTTCCTGTTGCAGGATTTCTGGTTGATCTATTATCGCCATGATAATTCATATACTTAGGTGGTTTATAAGTAATATACTGATATTGTTCCATCCAATGTATTTCATCTTTTACCATTGGGTATATTTCTTTATAATTATTTATTTTATCTAAAGTGTTTCTTTGCACTTGCCAAAAGTATTCTTTACTTGCTTTTTCTTTAAACTCTATTTCAGGATCGAATCTTATAGGGCCATTTTCATTTTTGACTGTTTGATAATTACCACCTCTGTCGTATTCATTATTATCAATAACTTTTTGTTTCCACAGATCAACTTCTGCATTCATAGTCTCGACAACACCTTCAGGTACTTCTATACAATTCTCGTAAGCTATAACACCTTCAACTATTTTTTTAGGTTCTACTTCTTTCCATAATTTACTTAGAACCATTACTCTTCCTCTTGATTTTCAAAAACAGCAAGTTCTTTGACATCAAACATTTCACCATTTTTTATAAATATAAGTAAATACCACCCTGTATTTAATCTGACATGCTCGGTTTCATATAATTGAAATTTCTTATTGTAACCTAATATGTGTGTGTCTACCTTTTCCTTTTCAGATTTAGGGTTATCATAATCCCTACTCCATACTTCCATTGTGTAGCTTGGATCATCTTCAAACTCACCATAGTCATCTACAAGTCTGTAAATTAAATACTCTGTATCAGAACAAGTTTCTGGTGTATGTGTTAATTGAAATTCAGGGATCCTAAATGGATGTGCTTTATCAGGAGTTAAAACATATTTTTTATTATTAGTAGATAGACCTGTATGTATTTCTTGAAATTTACCCTGCCACTGATCTTTATAATCGTTTATATCGTGACCTTCAGGTATAAAGAATACCTCTCTCATTTTACCTCCCCAAAATGAT